GCGTCAATAAGTTTTCACCTGTTTCTTTATCAATCCCGGCCGCTGCATACACTCCTTCTGGAATATACTTGCCAGGAAACCCTTTGGGATCAGGCAGCACTGCACGAAGTATATTCTTAAAATCAAATATCTTTTTAAAGAAATCAAACACCGCATTCAATGCATCCTCAATAATTTTCTCAAAACTAAACTCTCTGAATGACTTTGCTATATCCTCAAAACCAAACAACTCCAAGACATCAGCAAGTAAATTTTTTGCAAAATCAAGTATCTTTCCAAACGCACCAACAAAGTTCACAATAGCAGTTTGTATCAACTCTCCTACGCCTGCGCCTTCAAGAAACTTTTTCCTGACTTCAACAAAAGTATCGTATATCGCATAACCCACTGCTGCTATAGCAGCAACGATGGCAATAAGTGGTGCCGCAGCAATACCAAAAAAAGTCGTAAGAGTGCCAAGAACAGCAATGAATGCACCTTTTATTGCTATTACAATTGGAATTAGAGCTTTAGTTACAACAAATTTAAGGCCCAAAAATGCTGCTTTTAATTTACTAAAACCAAGAAACTTCAGTGTAAGCACACCCAGAACCCCAGCAATAGCTAAATTTAATCCCCCAAATTTATCTTTTAATTTTTTTATGATTCCGTTTTTACCGAATAAGAAATTATCATCTGAACTTAGATAGTCTATGAGGTTTTCTATACCTTTTTTAAGCATACCCCAGGCAGGACTATTAACAAGTAATACAAGTGCTGGGATTACGAGTATTGAGAATATTTTTGAAAATCGACCGACAAATCCACCAATTTTTTTAAAGGTTTTTCCGATACCTTTTAAGGCATTTCCACCAAATTCTTTTACTGCTGCGCCAGTTCCAGCTTCTCCTTTGGTTTCTTTGAATCTTGAAAGTAAATTTCTACGACCTTCAAGTTTTTTTGACTTTGCTTCTTCTTTATCGAATTTTGCTTTAGCTTTCTGGTATTTTTCATTGCTTTCTGCGCTATCACCTAAAATTTCCTTTATGTCATTTAGTTCTTTTTTAGCATCTTCAGCTACTTTTCTTTGTGCAAGAGTTGCCTCGTATTGCTTTTCTGACTGTCCAAGAAGTTTTCTTTCTACTACTTTTTTCTTTTCCTCTTTCGCTCTATCTTCATCAAATTTTTTATTCTCCTTCAACGCCCCCAGATGCATATTATCTCTTTGTTTCTTCTCAGCGTCTCTTTTCTCTTCATCTCTCGCTTTTTTATCGGCAGCAGCTTGCTGCGCTGTAAGAGTTGTAACAAGATTTGCCATAGCAACGCTCATCTGTTCTGATGCTGCCGCTGACCTTTCCTCTGGAGTTGCCATAATTCTATCCTATCTACTTTCTGCTCATATATGCGGTCATGCCCATATACGCACCCACCACACCGGCCATACCGATATAGAATAATGCAGACAAATCACCCAGTAATTTAAGTCTAGTTTCTGGAATGAAGCCCGGAATCATGACGATGACGGTAAATATAATCATTGCCGCCATAGATATCCAAGCCATGCGTCTTTGAGCATCTGCTTTCTGATCAGCATTTTCTGCTTCGTGTATTTTCTGAACAACTTCAAGTTCTTTGTCACTCACTACACCATCTCCATCCAAATCATATTCATTATATTGCGATTCTGATTGTAATTTCTTTTGAACCACGATATTAGCTCCTTGTATTATTCTCTTTCCTTAATTTTTCCTCTTCATCCTTGATATGATTTATTAGTAAACCGATATATATGTCCCTCTCCCACGGCATCATATTTTCAAGTTCTGTTAGACTATATTTATGATGTTGCATCAATGAAAAATTCATTTCATAGTAAGACCTAACTGATATGTGTGAGAGGGCTATTAGAAAAAATTGTCTATTCCCTCCACGGTAACTTCACTTTCTACTTTTGTATTAGGATTTTTCACTTTTATTATTTCACGAAGTTTGGGCATAGTATCAAAGAATTTACCGATTTGTTCAAAAGTGTCAGTTGGTAGACTATCAACAAATTCAGTTAACTCCTTGTTATTGAAGTCTACTCTTTTGTGTACCTTATCACCATCAGTAATTTCTGTAATGCACTTTTCTAATAATTTCATCGTGTTCTCAACTAAATCATCAGTATCCATACCAGAGATATCTTTTATTGTCGGCCACCGCAAAACTATATTGATATCATCTGTCACCTGTATCGTATCTACATGCTCATCTGAGACTTGCACATCTATTTCATCAAGATTGATTTTAACGGGAACTCTTGTTTCATCATCATCAGGACATAAAATGTTTAGTTCTGCTGTTTCTCCAACTGATTTACAACGAATTTTTAAAAAGATATATTCAAAATCAAATACAGGAAGTTTATCAACCTTTATACTATCAAATGTGCAGGATTTTACTATTGTAGTTAAAGCATTGTATACATCTTTTTTATTATCTCCCTCTTGTAAAATCATCATAGTCTTTTGTTCTTTTACAAGAAATGGTCTGTATTTTATTTCCTCTCCCGTTGATGGTAATTCTAAAGTGTAAGTTGGTGTATCAAGTTTTGGTAACGCCATAATTTTTTCATCCTTATAATAATTTTCTCACTACAGCTGGAATATTTCTTGTTAAACTTCTTTCAACTGTATTTGTAAATGTGTCAACTAGTGTCCCACCAAGACTTTGTTGAGACTCTGCATCAAGTGGCGAAAACTTTCTAAATGTCCACGCCACTGTGGTTTTTGTAATTTCTGTGCTTGGTCCTGCTGCTAATTCTAGGGCTGCGATAGATTTGGGATAACATTCCTCTATTCTAAGACCAAATGTCTTTTGATTGTTTTTGTTTAATAGATATATATCTATTGTTCCAGCATAGTCATCATAATATCCAACATCAAATGTGGTTACATTATATGTCAGTTGTTGCCACTGCTCAAAAAATTTCCTCTCGTCCAATCCAGCTGTTGATTGAAAAGTCATACTAATTTCATCTGCAAACAATGGCTGTGTGACATATTCCCTTTGTGGTCCAGTAATAGCGCCCGCACTCGCTATTTGAGTTTCTAATGACCTACCGGGCATTTGGAGACTTTCTACTCGTAAAGAGATGTCTCTAGTGTCATGTCCACCCATAGCAGGAGATGCGCCACGGGGCGGGTGAATTTGAACCTCATATAAGTTTGGTCTTCCATACGCATTTCCATCTCTAAATGATGATAGAATATCATTTAATAGAGCAAATCCGAGTGCATCTGCAAATTTACCTAGTCCTGTTGCCATCTTATTATCCTTAGAACAATTTCTTGGTTTCGTTGTATACTTTAGATGTAGACGCTTTCTTAAATCTCTGCACTGGCAATAAAACCGCAATCACCCCTTCTTCGGGAGTAATAACACGCATTTGTGATTTCAGATGACTATACAGATATCTTTTAATTACAGCCCTTGCCATAGGTATACCGCTAGCCCGTGCATAACTAACTTTAAGTTTATCTCTCTCGCTATATTGATTTCCCTCTGGTATGTCATTAAGTCTATCGAGCAATCTGACCTGTAGAGGTATTGGTCGATACTGAAAGTTTAATCCCAGAAATCCATCACTGTATCTTTCCAGTGGAAGGACCAGTGGGAAAGTGTCATAGTATGGTAGAGTTTTCTTATACTTAGGGTCATAGACAAACATATTTAGATTGAATGGTGATGGTTTACCTACTCTTCTAGGTTTACCAAACTCTCGTATTTTGTCTCGATACCAGTTAATTGATTTTGGTGCGTCCTTTGTAGCGTCTTGAACGCTTTGTATGAAATTGTCAACCATAAGATTATTTATAACGAATACCTAAATCGTCCTCTGTCATTATCTTAAATTCCATTCCATTGTCTTTACACCATTCATTAGCATACTTCCACTTTGCACTATTCACGCCCCAAGTCTTCACCTCATTCAAATATCTCTTGGTTTTTCTTTGTGGCTCTTTTGGGGGTTTTGTCTGTTTCTTGGGTTTTACCTCAATGATGAGTTTTTTGGTGGTGCCACCGTGTTGTTTTATTTTGATATAAAAATCTGGAAAGTAACGATGTATGCGCCCATCCCAAGGTGACTTGTATGGTATTACTACTTCCTCACTGCCCCATTCCATAATTGATTCACTATGGTCACAATACACCATAAACTTACGCTCCCAGAGAGAACGATAAATTATATTATGTGGATTGCCCCTATATTTTGAGGGATTGTTTGGAGTATATCTACCTTTGTATGCCATGATGTATAAATACTTTAAATGATATAAGGATTATTTAGTATGGCTGTATTTACCGCACTTAGAAATAAAGCTCTATCTACTGCTTCTGGATTTTTAGCCAAAAAAGCATCCTCTGCTCTTGGATTAGATAGGGCAAAGGATATTAGATTTAATCAACCATCCACCAACCCTGTTACTGGCAACCCACAAACTACAAGGGGTGGTGAGATTCTTCAGTATCCACTTGACCTTGGCTCGGATGGTAATAGTCATTTTATTGCATTCTTTATTAAACAGATTGATCCAGCAGAAGCTGAGATTACTAGTGCAGCAAATGGAAGAAATAAGAATGAACAGAAAGCCCGAGAAGCCGCACGAAACACGCATGTCGTTGGCGACGATGATACTCCTGACGACCCACCTCAAGAAGTAACTGCAAACCAAAAGCAAATTGCAGCAGCAAACAGAAAACAAATTGGGTCTGGTGGTAAGAAATATTTGTCAATCCAAGAGAAGAAAAGAACAACATCAAAATTAGTTAAGACCATTGCTTTATATTTTCCACCATCTGTGCAACAACAATATAATTTGTCATATAATGAACAAGAGATATCTAAACAAGCTGCATTTGGTGCA